CCGGTTTCACCCGGTTCGGGACCTACGTCGGCACTCCCCCCTTCTGCGGGGGCGTTGTCCATGCTCACCGAGTTCCTCCCAGGGCGTGCTCCGTGTGGTTCGGGATCATACGCCTAGTCGGACCAGGTGACCAGCTACCGCTGGTAGCGCCGCATCGTGCTCGCCCCGAAGGGCTGGTTGCCGCGGTTCCACTCCTGGACCGCCAGCCACGGTGGCATCGTCGAGGGCTGTCCGCCTTCGATGATCTTGCGAGCCATCACGCGCATCATCGCTTGACGCTGCAGTTCGCGGAACTGCTGCTGGGTCTGCCCCGGCGCAGCGGCCTCCGGGGAGGACTGAGCCATCAGCCGACGGAGGTACGAATCCATGTTGGCGGCCGTCGACGACGTCAATCTATTGGGGCCAGGAACTTCAGGAGGCTTCCCTGGCCCACCATAAGTTCTCTTGCCAGTTTTCCGCTTTATGTCCATTGATTCTGGAAACATACCAGGGAATTTTTCCGCATTGGCAGCCCAGCCATCTTCCCAATAAGGTACTCCTTGTCCACCCTTACGTACATCCTGAACACGGTCAGATTTGTCGTCATGAATCTTAGTCATTGCGGTGCTCCCCCGTTCATCTGCATCGTGGTGCCATCAGACAGCCCCGCCCGATCCCATCATCTGCATGAGTAGCTCAGGCGGGATCTGCCCCAGGTCAGGCGGCGGAGACGGCGCGGTCAGGTTGGTGGCCTCAGGCGGCATCGGCGCGGGCCCGTTGACCATGTCGGGTGGCATGCCGGGCGGCATCTGCTGGGGTGGCGGTGGTCCCGGCATCTGCTGTTCAGGTGGCGCCCCTCCAGGGGGTGGTGCCCCCTCGGGGGGTGCGTTCGGGTCCTGCTGTTCCTGTGGGGCGTTGATCAGGCTGCTGACGTCCTTGATCCCGAAGCCCTTCTGCAGTACCTGCATGTAGAGGCCGGTCGGGTTGGCGACACCCATTTCGAGGAACGGCATCGAGGCGTCGACGAGTTGGAGGGCGGACTGGCGCCGGAACGTCTCGTTCATCGGCTCGGTCGAGCCTGCGGCGACCTCGAAGTCGAACTTGCCTTGGATCCATTCGGGCTCGTAGTTGACCCATGCCCGTCCCGGCATGGTGACGATGCGGGCGACCTGGTCACCGGTCAGGTACTGCTGCATCAGACCGATCACACGTTCGCCCAGGCGGGCCAGCGAGGATTCGATCTTGGCCAGACGGTCCTGGGCGCGGGCGTTGGCGGCGTCCTGGATCATCGCCGCCTCGGTGGCGGTGCGCTTCACGGTCGTCTGCGCCGACCCACGCTGGTAGTCGGAGACCCCGGACACCCGGTCGATGTCGTTGGTGATCATCCCGGACTGGTCGTAGAAGTCGGTCGGTGTGATCACCGCGGGCATCGGCACGATGGCGTCACCCAGGTTGTCGGCCAGCGACGGGATCATCGTGTTGTCGACGTCCGATTCGAGGGCTTCGATGCCGTCGCGGTTGAAGGCGTCCTGCTGGTAGATCCACTTGCGCTGGAACCGCTTGCGGTGGTTCATCATCTGCGTGCGGGTCTGGTTCAACTCCAGCTGCAGCGACTCGATCGACGCCACGTCGCCCATCGGGTAGAAGTGGTCGGCGACCTCGTAGTTGCGGATCATCTCGAACGGGTGGCCCATCGCGTAGGGCATCTGCTTCGGCTTGATCAGGAACCCGGACGAGTCGTCATCGGCGTTGTCGGAGTCGAGAGCGAACGTGCAGACGGTGCGCCGCTTGATGTCGTAGAACTCGATGACCTCACACCACGACTTCGGGCCCTTCTCAGGCTTGTCGTCGCGGGCGTCGGAGTCGCCCTCGGCCGACGTCCAACGTGACCACGACTTCGACGACACCTTCTTGCGGGCCGTCGGGCTGTAACGATCGTCGACGTTGACGTCCTGGGTGGGACGCCACACCCGCTGAGCGATCCAGCACATCTCCTTCGGGTGACGACTGTCAGGGTCGACGAACATGTCGAAGATGCTGATCCGTTCCAGGAACGGGCGGTCGTCGTAGACGTACATCTCCGATTCGACGTTGCCGTCGACGTCGTCGCGGTCGTCGATGCCGACGTCGGAGCCTTCCTTGCCGGGGTCGTCCCCGCCTTCGACGCCGGTTGGCTTCTCCTGCGGTGGCTTCGTGAACTTGTAGCCGACCTTGCACCAGCCGTGGCCGACGATCAGCCAGTCGTTGACGGCGAGGCGGAACTCGTCCTGGTAGCGCCACGTCCGCCACATGTAGTTGAGGACTTCTTCGGTGATCACGGCGTGCGGGGCGGACTGTTCGCTGCGGGCGTTGACGACGAACCGTGGGTTGTTGACGGCGACGGAGGGGCCCATCACGTTGATCGTGGAGAACACCAGGTTGACGATCAGCTGATCGTTCGGTGACGAGGCCTGGTAGTGCTTGCCTTTGTAGAGGTCGATGTACCGCTTCCACTCACCTTCGTAGCCTTCGTCGTGGCGCCAGCGCTTCGAGCGACGGACCTCGTCCCGGCAGTACTGCAGGTACTTCGACAGCTTCATGACGTGAAGTCCTTCAAGGGAGCGATCGTCCCGTCTTTCAACCCTTGCTTGACGTCTCCGACGTGCTCAGCGAGGTACTCGGCGTTGGTGCGTTCGGCGAAGTTGTGGCGTCCATACATCTGGCCGCCGCCGCGGAACGTGAACCCGACGGAGGAGACGCGGCATCGGAAGCACATGTCGGAGCCAGGCTCGGCTTCTTTGCTGCAGCGGCAGAAGATCACGGCGCGGCGCCGCCGACCCAGGCACTCCCTGTCCAGCAGCACCGCCCTGCGGCCCCAGCGACCTGCGACTGGACGAACTGGCCGGTCGTCCACCCTGTCGCGGGCACAGCAACGATGCTGCTGCCGATGATGTTGGCCTGGGCTGCCGGGATGTCACAGCCGACCGGGCCGAAGCTGCCGGGGATCCCGGCGTAGGCGGTGGTTGCTGGGAGCGTGCCGACGGCACCCCCGGTGTAGCTGTCGCCCCACACTTCGTGCGGGTTGGTGTCGTAGCCGCGCTTGTAGAAGCGCTTGTTGAGGCGGACGTGCAGCTTGCTGGGACGCTTCTGCAGTTCCAGTCGTGAGGCCATCAGAGTGCCTTCCTCTCTCGGGTCCACTGGTCACCGATCTTGGCCGGTTCTGGTGGTCGTTTGCGTTTGGCGATCTTGCCGAACACATCATCGCCGTACAGCTGGCGGTCGAGCCACCCCCACGTGCCGGGTGGTGGTTCCCGCTTCACTTCGTACTCGGGCAGGAACACGTGTTTGGTCATCTGGTTGGCGATCATCAGGCTGATCGTGCGGTCGTCGAACGGCGAGCCAGACATCCGCCCATTCTCGTCCCGAACGAACGTTCGCAACTCGGCGATGGTGTCGGCGTCGTGGAGGATCACGTCGCCCTCGCGCAACGCCATGTTCAACTCCATCGCCGCGTACGGCTTGGTCACCTGTGACGTGCGCCAGCCGAGGATCTCCGTCGGCACCGACTTCTTGTAGCGCGGGGACCGCTGCATGTAGATCGGGTGGTACCGGGCCCGCTGCATCGCCTTCAACGTGACGAGGCCATGGTTGTTCGACTCGACGCCGATCAGCGCCTGGTTGTAGAGGCGACCGAGACTGCACAGCACCTCGGACCCGAACAGGTCGGGGTCGATGCGCCCATGCCAGGCGGCGACCACCTCGCCGTTGCGGGCGTTGATCACGTGGCAGCTGCTGAAGTCTCCGTGCTCCATGCCTTGGGCCGGGTCGGCACCGATGACGTAGACGCCTTCCATGTTCGGCCAACGCCACACCCGCAGCGGGCCGTCACGTTCCTCGATGAACTCGTAGCGCCGTTCCGGCACGAGCAGACCGCGCTTCGGTGCGACGATCGGCAGGCGTCGCAGCACGTCGAGCGAGAACACCGGATGGCCCGACTTCAAGAAGGCGTCCTCGGGGTTGTCGGGGTACTCGGAGGCCAGCAGCCACTCGGGGAGGTCTTCCTTCTTGGCGTCGTACCACTCCTGGGTGCGCCCGTTGGCGGACCACGGATAGAAGAGAGGTGTGAAGCGGTTGCCCTTGACCTCGGCCCCGACCCACAGGCTGTGGAACAGGTTGCCTTCACCGTTGGCGGTCGACAGGGCGATGATGCGGCCACCGACGTCGGCGATCGGCTCGATCGACGCCCAGGCGTCGTCCGAGTTCGGCAGGAACGCCAGTTCGTCCACGATGACGAGGTACACCGATTCGCCACGGGCCGGGTCGGAGGCCGAAGGCAGGGACTCGACGTAGGACTCGTTGGCGAACTCCATCTTCGTCATCGTCGTGTTCATCGGCGGGCCCCGGAACTTCATCCAGTCGGGCAGGAACTTGTGGACGTACTTGGCTTTGCCGAGCAGCTTGATGGCCTCGCGCTCGGTCCTCGACAGCATGACGACGACACGGTCGTTGTAGAAGTAGGTGAGCCAGAAGGCGTACGTGGCGACGAGGGTGGAGAACCCCAGCTGGCGGGCTTTCAGGATCAGCGTGTAGCGCTTGGTGATGAAGGTGTCAGCTGACTCGATCTGGGCGTCGAACATCTCGAAGCGGATGCGTCCCCGGTCAGGGTGCTTGATGTAGACGTAGTGGTCGCAGAAGTACTTGAAGGCTGCGAGCAGTTCTTTCGGGTCGCGTGTATCAGGGGCGCACTTGCGCCACTCCCGTTCTTCGAGCAGCTGAGAGAGGTCGTAGCCCTCGGCGATCACGGCGGCTCGGGCAGGGTGTTGTCGATCACGTCGGGCGACTGCGGAGGGGAAGTCGAAGGGTCGGGGGGCCAGTGGGCTTGCACGCCTGCCTGGATGGCGGCATCGGAGATGACGCCAGGATCACCGCCAGGGTTCGGGTTGGCGGAGTCAACGGCGTACGAGTAGGCGTCCTCGTTGTCGATCGAGACCGGCCACATGAACACCGTCTGGGCGAGGTTCGGGCTGTTCCGCAACACCTCGCCGAACTCGGTCTCGGAGTACTCCTCCGACGCCCACGCCTCTTTCATCGCCCCCGCCGTGACCCGATCGATGAGTGCTTCGTCGTTGACGCATTGGTTGATGCTGGTGTAGCTCATGCTGCTCCCTGGATCAGGAGGTCGGTCCCATGTCGTAGAGCGCCGCCCACGTGTCGCCCGCGACGAGTTTGAAGGTGCCGGTGCCGTCGGTCTGGATGGTCGTGACGAGGGGGCCGGGGTTATACCCAGCAGGCGTGAAGGTGCCGATGAGGTTGTAGCCGTAGATCGACGCGTTCAAAGGGAACGGGAACTGCACCGCGGTGACGTAAGTCCC